TGATGGCCATCTTGTCTTTCAGAAATTCTATATATTCTTTCATTATACTGCTTCTTTTAATTTATTCAATCTAAATACTCTTAACCTTTTGCAAAGAGCCTCGGTATTCTTTTTTGCCTGAGTAACCTCTACTGCGTTACCGATGAACTTCTTTTGGTCGGCTTGCGTGCCAACCAACACATAATCTTCTGGGAAGCCCATGATACGTTTCAGTTCGGGAATACGGAGCATTCGCATCTTAATATCAACTATGCCATACAGTGCCATGAACTCTTTGATTTTACGGGTCATGGGGCTGTCTGTTTCGTAGATTTCTATAGCCACCCGTCCGCTTTCTGTTGCAACCAAGTAGGGCGGCATCTTATCCATCCTTGCTATGAGCGTGAAGCAGGGATTATTAACGGAGCCGCCTGCGCTGTTGAATTGCGGATTCATAAGATAATGCCATTTCCGATTAGCAGTAATGGTCTGCGATGGTTGTTCTATGCTGCTTCCGATATTGGAGAAAGCGGTATTCATAATCCATGGCTTACAAGTAACTATGTTGAACTTCGGATTGGTCGTTACCGTACCTGCTGGAACATTGATTGACATAGGTATACCGTTACCGTATTGCATATCCAGAAAGCGGCTTTCAACCAATGCAAACCGGTCTTTCGTTGTGACCGTTGGAGCTGGAAGGTCTACCGAATGATTATGTCCATTTCCATAATAAGCAGAGACAAAAACATGGTGGTCTTTGCAGGTGATTGCACCTGCCGGTTCTTCTACAGACACATTCTTGCTTTCGGGATGTCCGCTGAACTGTTTGGAGAGGAAGCAGACTTGCGCTACTCCAAGTCTGCCTTGCGTGGCTACCACCGGACATGGTTCGTCAATCCCAGGAGCGTTATATTTCCCTGTACGGCTCATAGAATTATACTTCACGAGGAAGGCGTCTTTCCCACCTGCTACAAATTTGATAAGTCCGGCATAGATGCGTTCAAGCGTTTTCTCTGCAAGAGGCTTTTCCCTAAAGATGGTAGTTCCTTCGTCAGAAAAATCAAGAACTTCCTTGACGGGTTTCCATTTTTCCAGCTTAGAAAACATGTCCTGCCTGCCACCTTTACAGTGGGTCGGTTCAGGGAATACTATCGGCAAGCTCTTTTTAGCAAAGATGCCGAAGAAGCGTTTCCTTGTGGTGTAGGCACCGAAGTCGGCAGCGTTCAGGATGCGGTGCTCAAAGTTGTAACCGTACTTCTTGACATTGCGCACCCACTTCTGATAAAGCCTGCCTTTGTCCATGCTGATAGGCTTCCCTTTTTCGTCCATATCTCCCCAGCTCATAAACTCCTCCACATTCTCAATCTGAATATAATCAGGATCTATCACATCAATGTAGCGGAAGAGATGTTCAGCCAGTGTCCGGCTATCAGCATCACGTGGCTGACCGCCTTTGGCTTTCGAGAAGTTGGTACACTCCAAAGAGGCATGAAGCATTATCATAGCATCAGGGTATAGCTGACGGATACGTTCTACAATAGTGCTTATCGGAGAAAGTTCCAGTGTACGGATATCCTCAATAAAGTGAAGTGCATCAGGGATATTGGCATCATGTGAAAGGATGGCATTCTTGTCATGGTTCACACAACAAACAACCTTTGCACATCTATTTCCATCCAATCGTGCTTCTTCCACACCTTCGGACAAACCGCCGGCACCACAAAAAAGGTCTATCACGAACAATTCGATATCGGACAGACCTTCTAAACTCCTTAGTATTTCTTTTAATGATTTCATAATCGTGTATTCTTATTTCTAATTTGAATAAATCCCCTTCGTTCTGTTTCTTCTAACAGTGAAAAGTCTTCATCCTTGATTTCACATTCTGTTTCGTAGTTCACGGAAGTATAACTTGGGATATTGAACTTTTTCCGGATTCTTACGATAACATCCGGATTTCTTGTTACCCAGTAAACGGTTATTCTCATGGTGGCATCAACATTTTCTTGGCTTCTTTATCTCCGGCATCAGCACGCCGCTTGATCTCAAGGTATTCGGAATAATAGATCCCACTGTTAACTTGTGCTTGAGATAAAGGTTTAAATTTATCAGCCTCCTTAATACTTTCTGCAGAACCAACAGTATCACGGTGAATATCATATTTTGTTAGCCAATTCATAATAACCTCTCCATCCATACGGCCGAATATTTGCCCAAACATTCCTTTTTTAGCCATATTGAAAAATAATTTAAAATCATCTTGTGTGTAGTGTGGATAAGTTTCAATGATTAGATTTATAGTATCAGCAACCTGTATTGCGTCCATCGCCCCATTCACTGAATAAAACCGAAGAAAGCTATTCATCCATTTCACCATCAAGGCTTGCAATTTTATTTCTCCAAATTCTTTTGATATATCTGTTATCGAAACCTGTGGAGCATTGAATACATCAAGAACTGTTCTCGGCCTAATGCTGTCCCAATATAGCATCGGCGAGGTCTTCAAGAGATTGACGGCTTGCTGCCTTGTCTTGGGCAACTCTTCCGGTGGTATAAGTTCCTGTGGATTGTATTGAATTACTTGATTTTCCATTAAATTTTTCCCTGTTAGCCCACGTGGCAAGTCGTTTAGCAACCTCCCATGTTTGATTAGTTTCAAATTTCATTTTAGTTTCTGACTTATTCAGTTCAGACCAATAGTCGAAGAAAGCACGTATCATCTCTTTCCCGTATCTTTCGACATACGGAACTAAAGACTGATAGAAAGCATCTCTTCGTTTGAGTGTAGCGGCTTTAGCCGCGGCAAGTTTCTTCGCTTGCTCGACTTTCTTTGCCTCTACGCTAGTAGAGGTTTCTTTAGTTTTCTTTCTTTTTACTTTTACTTTACTTTGTCTATTATCAACAGTATTAATTGAATTATTTGCATGATTAATCGGATTATTTGTGCAATTAATCATATATTCAGGGATAATTTCAGTTTCTTTTCTTTGATATGTGGCAAGTAAAAATCGCCTTTGTATTCCGGCCGATGTCAGCACTCTATGCACGGAGAACATTTCCGCGTCAAAGAATCCAACCTGTACGGCCTTAGTCAATACTTCTTTTACTGCGCCCTCGGAAACCCCAACAGTGTCAGCAATAACAAAAGGCAAATCTTCGTCCCACAAAATGTAATACCCTTCATCCTTGTAGATATTACACAGCAGGCAAATAAGTATGGAAGTCGATTGTGGGCCACAAGCCCTTGCGATTTTCCTGACCTTCACGTCCGAAAAGAAACCTACATCCAAAGGAAAGTAATCTATTCCCTGTTTTGTAGGTCTGCCAGCCATATTATTTAGGTTTAAAACTCATATCTTAAAATCTCACGTTAGTTAATTGCCTTCCGTTAGAAAATACAGCCCACTTACCATTACCGCTATCAAACAATCGTAAATCCGACACCTCTCCGAAACGTTTGATGTTACCGCATAAATCCACAATCCATCCACATTCTTTAGAAGGATGCGGGCGGATGGCACGACCGACTATCTGATACCACATGGCAAGTGACATTGTAGGACGTGCCATAACGACCGTATCAAGTTCCGGATAGTCAAAGCCAGTCGTAAGTACACCCACATTAGCTACTACCGGAATTTCACCAGCTTTGAACGCCTCAAGAATATGTTCACGTTCTTTCTTAGGAGTATCACCTGAAACGATAGCGCAACCGGGTATTGACATCGTTAACCGTTCCGCTTCTTTCAAAAAACGGGTAAAGACCAAAATACCCTTCCGTTTTCCTCCGGCTTTGGGATTCATCAGCCTTTGGACGATATGAACGAGATAACCGTAGAAGTCTATCCGTTCATATTCTTTTTGAACTGACCTATCCGTATAGTCGGCACCAGTAGTATTTACTTTCAAGTTAAGTTCATTCCACCCTGAAGGATTCATTGAATAGTAATCCAACTTCGCCAAGTAGCCCATATCTAATAAGGTTGATACCTGTACATGATAAATGACCTCTGAAAAGACATGAGGTTTTGTCCGAGTGATAAATTTCAGCATGGAGCCGAAATCACGGCTGGAGCTTAAACGGTATGGCGTTGCTGTCAGTCCAAGAACCTTACACTTCACTGCATCAAAAAAATCCTTGTACATTCCCTCTTTGGGGTTTACAAGATGACATTCATCCACAATGATGTTCTTGAAGTGGGTAAACAGTTCGGGATGATTCTTCACACTGCCGATGGTGGCAAATGTTATCCGGCTTATCTCCTTTGAATTAAAGGAAGCCGAATAGATACTGCAATCAAGAATACCGTATGAACAGAGCTTCTTAAAATTTTGCTCCAATATCTCTTTGCTTGGCTGGAACACCAAGGTATGTCCGTCAAGCCTTGCGGCTATATCCGCTATAATAAGCGACTTTCCGCTGCCCGTAGGTAACACCATAATGGCATTTGTTTTCTTCGCCTTGTTATTGAAGAAAGAAACGGCAGCATCAGAGGCTTTCTGTTGGTAATCACGTAGTTTGTACATATCTATCTTCTGATTTAATGATAAAAGGGAAATCCTCACTAAGTTTGGAAAGAAATATCCGGATTATATAAGCCTGTTCCTTACTTAATCCAACCGGAGAGAATGAACCATCATCATTCTTGACCATCATAACAAATGTTCCTGCTTCCAAATCATTCATAACCCTTTCTCCTTTCGTAACTTCTTATTAAGTGCTTTGTAATACTTGATTAGCTGTTCGTACTCAAAATCAGTCATTTTGGAAGTGCTGGCAACTTTGACTTTCAGCAAATCAAACTTCTGTTGACCGATTTTAGCAATTAGATTCACCCGATAGCCTTCCAAATGGTCGGCTTTGAACCTGTTGCAATGACGGCACTCAGCATGGCAGTTATTTTCATCGAAACGTGTCGCCAGGTGTGTGCGGCTGAAATAGTGCCCGCAGTCTGCTTGTGTAAACGGCTTTATCTGTCCGCACGAGATACATCTAAAATACCCGTTTGGCATTGCATCACGAAGCCGGATAAAAAGGGAAAACTCTTTGTCGAGCTTAGCTTTCAAATCCGGCTTCTTCTTTACTGTTATCCCTGCTTTATCAAACAGAGGTAAAGGCTTGTCTTTTTTCTTAGCCTTGGTTCTTTTTATGTAGTATGGCATACTATTATTTATAATATAAGGGCATATCTGATAGAGAGGATAAAGTGTCTAATTTTAAACTCATCTTGGGAAATATGATATGCCCTTTTATTGTTATCTTTGCTTTGTCTAATTTTAAACTTTAAAGTATATGAGAGATAAATCATTTTATAAAGAAAAGGCGGAAGCAATAAAAAATGACGTATTGGAGATACAGAAAAAAGGAGAAATCTTTAATATAGAAGACCCTTTCAATTCGTATCCGGGAATATATGATGCTATTAGGGAGTTTGTTCATCTTGTATTTGCTTTTAATCCCGGACTTCCTTTAAACAAGGAACTCGAAAGTCTAAGCAATCTTAGATTTAAATCCGCTGCCGTTGGAGGGCGCATTGATTTTGTGCAAAAAGATTTCGATAAAGTAATCTCCAAAATAGACTTTTTCATTCACTACCTTGACACATACGTTGATTAAAGTACTTGTTTGATTTTATCCTCCAAGCAAGTATTTCTTTCGAGTTCAACACAATCAATTAAGGATTGCTTTATTTTATCGGGAAGCATTTTTAGTGCTTCCCGGTTTTTAACTTTCATGCCTACAATTGACAATGAGAACTCTGCATCGAATATGTTTCCGGTTTCGGGTACTGCTATTTTTATTTCCATTTCCATAATGTATGATTTTATTTGTTTACCAATTAAAGCCCCGAAGCGTATTCTCCGGGGCACAACCATTATTCACTAACCCTTGCCATTTATGTGTGGCTCACATTTATGAGGGGCGTGGCAGAATCGAACTGCCCTCCTCTACATTGCTGCGCATCACAATAGTCACACCAGCCAAACGCCCCATATTCGCCCGTCCTATCTTCACAGACCGAGCAGGCAGGTTAACAAAGTTATTCCATATAAGCCATTGAAAATTCTTTCGGAATAAACCGCCCGACCGGTATAGGTTTGGCGGATTCAATAGCTGTATGGATTTCTCTCTTTTTGAACTCATGCCCCTTTTCTTTGGCTTGTTTCTCACATTCTTCCTCTTTATTTTTGAGGTAGTGAGTAATAAGCATCATCGCTCTGTCAACGTTGAAGGTGTTCACGACAAAAGTCTGAACTCTCTCGTCTTCATTCTCCCCATCCGTGAATGTGATTTTCGTCTCAATCTGGTAGAATTTCTTTTCATTCGGTTTAGATTCTTCGTCACTATCTTCCGTCTCATCGTCCATTTTATCAACGTATTCTGCCATAGTGATTTCATTTTTGAGATAGGCAAGCGAAGCATCGTCAACCTTACGTTCTTTCAAGTTGTCAGTAAGAATCACGCAAGAATCGAACTCCTTGACCATTGTCAAGGTGAATCCGAACATATAGTTTAGTTCGATGTAATCTTTCAAGATACTACAAGTATTCTCCAATCCGGTGGCATACAGCAGGAACTTATGTTTCTTGTCACCTATTTGCGCTTGAGCGATGTACGGATATAAAACACTGTTCTCGTTCTCGAATGCCAAGCGGTTCTGGTTGCTGACTTCCACTTCCTTAATGCCGTCAGCTTCCATACTGAAACGAATTTTCGCCAAAGTGTCTTGGTCTATCAGCGTGCCACGGTCAAAAAGAATTTCATTCCGTTCGATGGTTACTGTTTCACCTGTATCTTCATCAATGAAAGATTCCTCCCATGTTTTGAGGACACGTTTTGCAAGGTACATGTTGAGCATCTTTTTCGGATCAGATGTCACATACCTGATTTCTGTTTTTCTTGTTTCTATCATAACTAAATAAATTCTTGATTTCTTTGTATTTCCTGCTGGGCGTATATCAGCATTTGATGTTCATTTGCAGCCGGCAGATAGATACCAGCCACCGATGCGCTCCAATTACGGAAACGGTCAATACTCAGGGTCATTTCCCCCGTTGTCAGTTCGGCAGAGCTTCTCAGATAGGTTACTTCATTGCCTTTCTTGTTGACCGTCTTACGTTCAAACAAATCACGGTTGCAAGTCCTCTTATAAAAATCAATTTTTGCTTCGTCGAGACTGCAACCGTACTCACTACCGAAATACCCTAAAAGAAGATGCAAGTAGCTGTTTTGGGCAAGCGTGCGGTTAGGTAGTTTCTTTTTCACTTCCACCACCGCACGTTCACTAAACAGCTTGTTTACATACTCCTTGAACTTGGGTATTTGATATTCATTCTTCAAGTCGAACAGCATACGCTAAAAAGGCAAATCATCCTTTACATTGCCATTAGCATCAACCGGAGGCGGAAAGTTCTGCGGCTGTTGCTGATAAGTCGGTTGTGGCGCTGGCTGTTGTATCGATGTTGTCTGTTGGGATTGAGATACACCGCCACGCGCTTCTATTTTATAGCATCGAATGGATACCATACGTTTGAATTCTCCGTCTTGATTCGTCCAAGAACGCCCTTGTAAGACAAATGATACAGTAACAACATCACCCTGATTAAAGCGGTCAAGTTCTGTACACTTGTCACCCGAAAACTCTAAGGGAATAATGTTCTCATACTCGCTACGCTCTCCCGTATAAGGGTCGTAAGTGGTAGCATCTAAAATAAACTCCCGTTTTGTAAATGAGGAACCACCGTTTTTGGATGGTATTTGAACAGTTTGTCCAATTTCGATTATCCGTCCGGTTATTTGGTTTGCCATTAATTTTCTCCTCCAAAAATCTTTTAATTAATATTTCCATATAAATCCATACGAAGTCTTACTTCTTCCACAGCAACAATTTTGAATAGGTGAACTTTGGAATCCGTTACTTACCGCTGCTGATTTCAACGAAGGATATTTCTTAACGAAGTCACCAGATTTGGTATATTGATAGACTGGCACACCATTAGCTTTCCCCTTACGCTCTTGGAGCGTTCCATAATTCATATTGTATGAATGTGTACACCATTCAAGATTTTCAACTCTGTTATTGGATTTATTTTCGTCTTTATGATTTATTTGAGTATAGTTATTTGGATTTTGAATGAAAGCTAAAGCCACCAATCTGTGAACGCTATGCGTTTTATGAATGCCATTCTTTGTTAGAACAACAGAACGATACCCATGACTATCAGAAGGCGTTAATATCTTTTCTTCAAAATGTGTTACAGCTCCGTTTCTTATAAATTTTTTAGGCATAGATTTTATTCTGCCTAAAGATGATACCTCATAAAGACCTTCATAATCTTTAATAGGCTTCCAAATTTCAGTAACTATTCAGCGATAGCAA